CAGTCGGCCCGGGGAATCTTATGGTGAGAGGTCCCGGACCGACGCCTACGCAACGAGTTACATGTACCCCGTGTAACTCGTTGCAGCCGGCCTGGCATTTCTTTGGTGAGAGGTTTCAGGCCGGTGCTTCATGTGGCGTTATGGTATGTGCTGCGTATCGTCACTGCTGGGCTGGAGGATCTTTGGTGAGAGGCTCCAGCTCGGCATCCTTTTCAGCCGATTTGGCTGCGAGTTTCTTTTGTTCTTCATACAGCAGCTCAATCGCCTTCCCTATTTCATAGCGAATAGCTGCCCCCTGTGTAGCTCGATAGATTGTGGGCTGAGTTGTACCAACCTTGTCCGCTATAGCACGCTGAGAAAAACCCAACGCAATCAGCTCTTTAAGCATTTCCTGAATAGTCATTGCGCCACCCGATGCGCTATCGAATTGACAGGATAATACCCAAACGAATTAATCATAGCAATACACTTTTGATACGTTTACGAATCGGGAAAGTTAAAGTGATAGGAGCACGTGTCGCACAGCGCATACAGGAACTTGGATGGTCTGAAGCAGAGCTGGGCCGTCGTTCGGGGGTGCCGCAGCCAACTATTCATAGAATTATTGCCGGCACATCGGCCAGTCCTCGTCACTCCAACGTCGAAAGGATCGCCAAGGCACTTGGCGTGACCAGCAACTGGTTATGGCACGGCACAGGCAGCCCTCTAGCCGCAGAAAAACCCACGCATATGGATTCTAATGTTGAGCCAGGTCCACGCATTAGAGGGTTTGTTCCGCTGATTTCATGGGTGCAAGCTGGATCGTGGTGCGAAATACAGGATGTTAGAGAGCTCGAAGATGCAGAGATTTGGCTGCCCTGCGCGGTTTCACATAGCCAGGCCACTTATGCGCTAAGAGTGCGCGGGCTTTCGATGTTCAACCCCCATGAGCGTCGTTCTTTCAGGGAGGGTGACATCATTTTTGTAGACCCCGCAAAAGATTACGAGAATGGATCCTTGGTCATAGCTAAATTGGCTGACAGCCAGACAGCTACTTTTAAGCAACTGGTTATGGAAGGCGATCGGCTGTTCTTGAAGCCACTAAACCCTGCCTGGCCGGATCCAATAATTGAGCTGCCAGATGATGCGACTATCTGCGGCATTGTTATATCCAAGCTAGAAATTTTCTAGGCATCGACGGACCCGCGCGACAAAATACGATTAGGTATTGACCTTAAAAATTCGTTTAAGTATTGTTTGCCTCGTACCCCTCTCACCAAAGAGTACGAGACATGCAAACAGCACAGCTATTGATCGGCCTCGCCGGCCGCGCCAGACCGGGCAAAACCACCGCTGCCAATCACTTGGCAAATACCTACGACCTCGTGACCTACGCGCTTGCTGACCCGCTTCGCGAAGGCCTGATGAACATCTTCAATCTCAGCCCGTGCGACTTCGACGACGAACGCAAAGAGCTGACGATTGATTGGCTTGGCCGCTCGCCACGTGAGCTCATGCAATCGATGGGCACCGACTGGGGCCGCCACCAAGTACATCCAGAGCTCTGGCTGTTGCTGGCTGAAAAGAACCTTGAGTTCCTGGGCCAGACCAACGACAACGCCCGCGGATTCGTGATCAGCGACCTTCGCTTCGAAAATGAAGCCGACTTCGTGCGCAAGCGTGGCGGCATGGTCATTCACCTGCTCCGGCCAGACGCCGCCGAGGTCAACCCGCATATCAGCGAGACCGGTATCGGCATCCAGGACAACGATCTGGTCCTGCACAACGACGGTGTTATAGAAGAACTGTTCGGCCAACTGGACGAGATCTTCGAAGCGCTGGTCGCCCGCGCCAATCGCTTCGCAGCCTGAGGTCGGACGCAATGAACCGCACCCTGGACGAAACGGCCGCCTTGCTCGGCCTCAAGCCCCGCGCCTTCCGCACCAGGCTGCGGGAGCTTGGCATTTTGAACAGCAGCGGCGACCTCGCCAGCCAGCATCGTGACCAAGGCCGTCTGTACTCAGATCCCCGCGTCCGCTGGAACCCCACGATCGGCAAACCGGTTCACTACGCCGTAGTGATGGTGAAAGAAGCCGGGGTGGATTGGCTGGCCAAGAAGCTGGGCATCACCATTACGAACAAGGACGCCGCCGCATGAAAACCAATTACTTCAATGCTTACACGCAAGCCCTCGGCGCCCTGCGGCTAATTCCAATCTATCTGGATAGCCCGGGTGTGGTCAGCCGCGCCACGCTAATAGGCTCAGCAAGCGAAGCCATTGACCTGCTGGAAAGCATGCCTTGCCGCACAGTGGAACTGGCCGAAGTCTTTCGCTGCGTCAACGACGTGATTCAGGAAGGCCAAGTGGCCTATGTCACCCCCACCAACTCGCCCGAGTTCCCCTTCGGCGCTGTGGTCGCTGACGAAAAAGGCCAGATCTGCGCCGCCGCAAAGGGCAAAAGCAAAGAAGGCCTGGCCGAAATGATCCGCCTCAAGTTGCTGCCCCCAAGGGAGGGGTTCGGGGAGGAAGTGGCGTGAGCAAAACCCTGGACCATCTACGCGAAGAGTTTGCGACACCGTGTCCCACCCTGGCAGAAGTCCGTGAGCGTTACTTCTCTCACATTTCAAATGACCGCTACCTACTACGCAAGATCAATGCAGGCCAGATTGCCCTGAAGGTTACTCGCCTGGGAGGCCGGCAAGGCCGACCGGGAGTCTACCTCCACGACCTAGCCGCCTATTTAGATGCTCAAGCAGCTCACGCGGCAGCTTGATTCAAAGGTCGCCGTTGCCTAACAGCGGCAAACAACATCCACCCAATGAGGCACAGCACATGAGCAAAGCACGCCCCTTCATCGACACGTTACGGGACATCGAGGCCGGAGGGCTGCTCGATGAACTCAGCGAAACCCAACACAGCCTGATCGACGCTATCCGCCAGACCGGCAAGGGCGGAGAGCTGACAATCAAACTGACTTATAAGCCAGACGGCAGCGGCCAGATGACCATCAAGGCCGACGTCAAAGCGAAAGAACCGATCCTGGCTCGTGGCACATCGCTGTTCTTCCTGACGCCAGAAGGCAACCTGACCCGCCGCGACCCTCGGCAGCACGACTTGCCGCTGCGCACCGTCAGCGAAGAGCAAGCGCCGGAAAAACTGCGTCACGTCAGTCAGTAATTTCTGACCACAAAGCCTCTCACCATGGCATCACCCACTGGAGCACATCCAATGCAACAAGCAATTCAAGAGCTGGTCACCCTAGCCCAAGCAATCGGCAAGCCGATTGATCACCCCGGACTGGCGACGCCAATTGCGCTGCTACCGGACAGCGTGAGCATCAAAGACCTTGAACACCTGCTGCCGAACCCTACCCGCACGCGCCAGAAGCTCACTGTATTGGACGCAGAGTCGTTCATTGCGTACGTGAACCGATTCGCCACTGACGCTACCGCAGTATTCTGCAACGGCCCCGAACGCCGCACTTTCACTGCCGTCATCGACTATCACCAGCCAGCCAGTCCCGCCTGGCGCGACCACATCGCCACTTATCGCTGCCCGACCACCATCGAGTGGGGCCGCTGGAAGGAAACCGACCGTAAGCGCATGGATCAGGCCACCTTCGCCGAGTTCATCGAAGAGAACGTCAAGGACATCACGCAGCGCGAAAACGAAGCAAACGACCCAAGCGCTGCCGACATGCTGGAAATCAGCCGCACTCTGGAAGCCAAGAAAAACATCACCTTCCGCCAAGGCACCCGACTCGACAACGGCCAGGTGCAACTGACCTACAACGAAGAGATCGATGGTCGTGCCGGCGAAGCAGGCCAGCTGCGCATCCCGGAACAATTTTTCATTGCCGTGAAACCGTTCCTTGGTGGCGATGCGTTCTGCGTCCCTGCCCGCTTCCGCTATCGCATTGTGGAAGGTCGCCTGCAAATGTGGTTCGAGCTGGTGCGCCCCGACAAGGTGCTTGAGGAGGCCTACAACGCCGTCCGCCAGAAGATCCAGAGCGCCATCGGTGGCGTGCCCCTGTACGAAGCCACCCTGTAACTAAACCCCAATCAACACCCGCCGCCGGCCTCTCACCAAAAATCCCGGCGGCGGGCTCTACCGAGGTACACAGCACATGACAACAATTCAGATTTGCGCACTGATCGTTCTGATCGTACTTGCTGGCCTCACCTATTGGGCAGGCTATCGCGGCGGCTTGATCGATGGCCGCATTGAGGGGATCGACGAAGGCAGGGCCATTCAGCAGTCCGACTGTTCGGGGACGATCCACGACCTGAAGCTCTTGCTTGACCAGGCCCGAGGTGAGCACAAGCAACTGTACTCCCACTATGAGCGCGCATTGGCTGCCTCAAAACTAGGGGAGTCAGAACGCCAGACTCTGCTCGCCATCGCAGAAAAACTGCGAATCGCGGCAGAGACATTCAGCGCATTCCGTACAGGCAAGAAACTCGAACGAGACACCGTCGCACTCCGCGATCAAGCGCTCGCCATGGCAACCCTTCTGGAGCCGGCAGCGCTGGAGAATGCAGCATGAAAAACCAAGCTACCGCCACTCTTTGCATCTATCACGCAAACTGCGCTGATGGCTTCGGGGCCGCCTGGGTTGTTCGTAAATCGCTAGGGCCCGACGTCGAGTTCCATGCCGCGCACTATGGTGAGCCAGCTCCTGAAGTCACGGGCAAGAACGTCATCATTGTCGACTTCTCCTACAAATACGACGTGCTCGTCGCGCTGGCAGATACAGCAGCGTCGGTACTCGTGATTGATCACCACAAGACGGCCATGGCTGACCTGGTCGATGTACCATCAGCAGAACTGCACTACGAAGCACACGCAAAAAATAGCACCGGCAAACTTCACGCGCTTTTCGACATGAATCGATCAGGCGCTGGCCTGGCCTGGGACTTCTTTTTCCCGGCACAGCCACGTCCGCCACTGATCAACCACATTGAGGATCGTGACTTGTGGCTATTTAAGCTCGAAGGCACCCGCGAGATCATGGCGGACCTGTTCAGCTACCCGCAAGACTTCGCGACCTGGGACCGTCTCTTCGCCGACGAAATCAACTGGATACGCCTCGATGGTGTTGCCATAAATCGCCAGCACCAAAAGACCGTAGCCGACCTGGTGCACACCACCAAGCGCCGCATGCTGATCGGCGGTCACGATGTGCCTGTCGCAAACCTTCCATACATGTTTGCAAGCGATGCCGGGCATGTCATGGCTGAAGGTGAACTCTTCGCCGCTTCCTACTTCGACACCCCTGAGGGTCGAACCTTCAGTCTCCGCAGCACGGACGCCGGCATGGATGTGTCGGAGATTGCCAAACAATACGGCGGTGGAGGTCATCGCAATGCCGCTGGGTTTCGCGTGCCGTTTGGTCACCCATTGTCCATCGCCGGAGGATGCCAGCATGAGCGATAACGAATTGATGCTCGTTCCGCGAGCCGAAGTCGAACGCTTGGTTAAGTTGTTGCAATACCAGGCACATCCTTACCCCTCACCTCATGCACAGTTCTGGCAGGGCTTGTTGGACGCGGAACCACTCGCCTTACCTGACCCGTCCAATGCGGCGATTGCTTTCGCGTTGGAGAACGCAACCAGCGATCACGACGGCCTGGAGTTCCTTCGATGCTTGAACGAAGGCGACTTCGACACGATTCGGGACCAGTGGCCTGAGGCACCCGAAGAAGTATTCATTGGCGCTGACCCGCTGCATTACAAGAAAGCACAGGTGAAACCGTGAACGCCCTTCGCCGAACAGTCCGCATACGTCGAGGGCAAATGCCGCCACTCGATTTACAAACCATCTGCGACAAATGCAATACGTCGCGGGCACATGGCAACCACGAACAATGCAGCAAGCAGCGCCAGGCCGAAGGTATCGAGCGGCGTGCCAAGGAGATCAATCCATGAACACCGCTTTTATTTTGATGGCCCAATATAATGGCCGGGCCATTATCCCGTTGGACCAGGTGTGCAAGGACTACTTCACACACCTAACCACCGAAATGTTCCAGCGCAAAGTCTTGGCCGGCCAGATTCAAATTCCGATCACCCGCTTGGAGCCAAGCCAGAAAAGCGCCAAGGGCATCCACATCACCGACCTTGCGATCTACCTCGACTTGCAGAGGGCGGCCGCAGTCAAGGAATGTAACCAGCTCAACGGGTTAAAACGCGTCTGTTAAGCCACTTCATTGATGCGGCGCCCAGTTGCACGGGCGCCTTCAATATCTTGTCATGCCACTCCCAGCCAACGTATCGATCCCCTCTCCCACGCAGATGGGTATAGCGCCTCAGCGAATTCCAGTCGCGGTGCCCTGAAACACTCGCTACACGTGGAATATCCCAGTCCATTTCAAACAAACGACTAACACCGTCGTGCCTCAGATCGTGAAAGTGCAAGTCATCGATTTCCGAAAACTTGCACGCTTTCGCCCAGGATGTAGAAATCGACTCAGGGCTATACGGGAATATATCGTCGCCAGCCTTAGGCATTGTCTGAAGTATCTTCCACGCTTCATCCGGCAAGTAACACCAAACATCATTACCAATCTTTTGGCCAGGATTCTTCATATCCCGAACCATCACTCGCTGACCGACCTCATCTACATCGTCCCAGCGAATACGCGTAATCTCATCGAGTCGCCGCGTGGAAAAGATCGCAAAGCCCACAACCTTGAGCATATTGATGGAACTACGCCGCCGCCCCTGCATTTCTTCGTAGTAACCCAGTATCTTTTCCAATTCGTCCAGCGACGGACGACGATCTCGTTCCCGGCTCTTCATGTTGTAACCGAGTTTGCGCAATACCTTACGTGCGTCACCCATTGCATGCGGATCAACTTGATATCCCCACGCCGGACGGGCAATTGATAACACTGCGCCAAGGTGGGCAAGATCATTGCCCGCAGTCTGAGGCTGCACCCCTCCACCCTCTTTACTCATACGCCAGAGTGCGTAGTCCACCAGCTGCTGACTGTTCAGGTCAGAATCAACCAAACCACCAAAGTCTGTTTCCGCAATGGCGTTCAACGTGGCTCGCTTGGTTTTCCCCAGCGGCCGGGCTTTCTCCATTTCATCAAGGTAGCGGGTGATCATGTCCTTCACCGTGACACCCTTACGGTTCGCCCGCTCAATTGCACCTGGCTCATCCAACTCCGCACCGCGCTTTCGCGCCCAGGCTTGCGCCGCCTGTTTTCGGGCGAAGGTCTGACTCTCTTGGTAGACTTGCACTCCGTCGCGCTTGATGCGGATCTGAGCCGTGTAGCTCACAGTCCCATCCGCCAGTTTTCTTGCCCTGATAGTCGCCATATTAAAAGTGGTACGCGTCAGTTTTGAAGTGGTACATCGTACCACCGAGACTCAAAAAACGCCCGAAAACGCCCTAAAACATGCTGAAAACACGTAGAGCAAAATGGTACAGAACACCCACTCCAAGCCAGTAAATTCAAGCCCTGCGCTGTCCCGGCGGTTTAGTGTTGCGCCCATGATGGATTGGACCGACCGCCATTGCCGCTTCTTCCTGCGCCTACTCTCAAAAAACGCCCTTCTCTACACTGAAATGGTCACCACCGGTGCTCTGCTCAATGGCGATCACGAGCGTTTCTTGCGCCATAACGAAGCCGAGCATCCACTCGCGCTTCAGCTCGGC